AGAATGGCAAAATTAATTGCAAACCTACCAACTAAAAAAGTATGGGTAAGGAGAGAGTATCTTCGTGATTTTCAAGATGGGCATGGAGAATACGTAGAAGGAATTTGGGTCAGTGCAAAGTCCATACAAGGACGTGCATTCTACTTTGAGACCTATCTGCCTGAATATGGTGCAATGTTCGATAAACTGCCCATATCGGCGTTCCTAGCACGTCCAGAGAAACCAGATCCTGATATGGACCTTGTGAATCTTCAGTTTTGGAATTGTATGGACTATGATTTCACTGTGATTGAAAAACAATTCGTATCACCGATGGAATGGGAAGTCAGAACAAGACACTTTGGCAACATCAAAGGCAGCTATATCTGCACTTTGGACAACTATCATGGAGATTTTAATCAAATTGATGCTTCGACAAGTGAGTTGCCTGATGAACATAAGTCATTTAATCTGATTGAGTTGAGAAATGGTCAGTTTTGTCTGTATCCAAATAACAGATGTCGCATCTATGACACTTCAATGACTCCTGAAAAACCCAAAATTCCCGATTTCAAGGTATCAACAAGTATTTTCCAGACTGAAAATGATACTAACTGGGGAAGACTTGGTGATTGTGATGATTATTTCTGGACAACACCTGATGAAAGACAAAAAGAATAGTCATATTCGGAAATGGATCCGCAATTTATCTAAAATTAGACCAGAATTGGGAAATTTTTCATTATGTCCCTTTGCTTCGACTGCTAATTTTCTGATTATTGAACAAAAATTGGATGAAATTGTCCCATATCCAGATTATGATGTGGTAATTAACATTGTAGAAGATTATCATGAGAGTGATTACCTTTACAATGCTGTTGACCACTACAATTTAAAGTATAAAGACTACAAATTCATTGCAGATCACGGTAAAACTGATACTTTTATCAACAAAATACAATCTAATAACGGAAAATATAATCTAGTTCTTTTTCAACCACGAAAAGATTTAACTGAGGCAAGAATAAAACTTGCAAAAACCAATTATTATGATTATTGGGATAAAGATTACCTTAAAGAAGTTCTTGAAGATGATTATGAAATCGTAAAACAAGAAATAAATAAAAAATAATGATTATGCACAACGATTTGAAAGCAGGATAGAAAAATCTTAAAGAATAAGGTATAAATAAATAAAAACTCCTTGTAAATGGCAATCCAAAGGATATCAAGAGCATTTAAAGACATTAGTTTGTCCTTTGATGCACATCCTGTCACCAAAGATCTACTAGTTCTAAAGAATGAAAACGCGATTCGTAGATCGGTGAGGAATATTGTGGAAACTATCCCAACAGAAAGGTTTTTTAATTCATTATTTGGATCTGAAGTTAGAGATAGTCTATTTGAATTTGTAGATTTTGGTACTGCATCAGCAATTCAAAATCAAATTTTAGTTTCACTTGAAAATTTTGAACCAAGAATTGGAAATGTAGAGGTAAATGTTTTTCCTCGTCCAGATCAAAATTCATTCAATGTAACTGTTATATTTGATATTATTGGTCAGGAGTTTCCAACTCAAGAATATTCGTTCCTATTAGAGGCAACAAGATAATATGCCTTTTACTAAGTATACAAATCTAGACTTTGATCAGATAAAGTCATCCATCAAAGATTATCTCCGTGCAAATTCTAATTTCACTGACTTTGATTTTGAAGGATCTAACTTTTCTGTCTTAATAGACACGCTAGCATATAACACATATATCACAGCATTCAACTCAAATATGATTGTGAATGAATCCTTCTTGGATTCTGCAACTCTCAGAGAGAATGTTGTATCATTGGCAAGAAATATTGGTTATGTGCCTCGCTCTAGAACCTCTGCAAGGGCACAAATCTCATTTTCGGTACAAAGACCTGATGGAGATTCATCCGCCCAGGTGACTCTTAGTAGAGGTCTTGTATGTACCGGAACTAGTTCTAACAGCAATTTTGTGTTTTCAATACCAGAAGACATTACCAGAAATTTTGTTGATGGGGTTGCAACTTTTGATAATATTGTAATCTATGAAGGAACATATTTAACAAAACAATTTTTATATGATGGATCTCTCGATCAAAAATTTATCCTTAATAACTCTTTTATAGACACTTCTACTCTTAAAGTATACATTAAAAAAGAAAATGATAGTGGTATAGGAATTGAATATTCTTTGGTTGATAATATTGTTAATGTAAAATCAAACTCTCAAATTTATCTTATACAGGAAGTGCAAGATGAAAAGTATCAATTACTTTTTGGGGATGGATTAATTGGAAAAAAACTTGGAACTGATAGAAATTCTGATGGCAACATCATAACGGCAAATTATATCGTATCAAATGGTTCTGATGGCAACGGAGTTAGTAATTTTTCTCTTGCTGGAAGTTTTTTAACCTCTGATGGAAACAATATTAATCCATCTACGATAACAATCACTACGAATCAGAAATCTCAAAATGGATCTGAGATAGAATCGATTGATTCCGTTAGATATTTTGCTCCAAAAATATATTCTGCACAATCAAGAGCAGTTACTGGCCGTGATTATGAAGCAATCATCAAAATGATCTACCCAGACACCGAATCTGTGGCGGTTGTTGGTGGGGAAGAGATGGAACCACCACAATTTGGAACTGTAAACATCAGTATAAAACCAAAAAATGGAACTTTTGTCTCAGATTTTAATAAATCTAGAATTTTATCACAATTAAAACAATATACAGTCTCTGGAATCAATCAAAAAATTACAGATTTGAAAATTCTTTATGTTGAAATTGATTCTTCCGTTTATTACGACTATTCTCGAATATCGACTGTCGAGACACTCAAAACAAATGTTCTTAATTCTCTAAATGAGTATTCAAACTCGGTAGATATTAATAAATTTGGTGGTAGATTCAAATATAGTAAAATTCAACAAATTATTGACAACACAAATACAGCAATAACTTCAAATATCACCAAAGTGAAAATTAGAAGGGATTTAAAGGCAGTAGTAAATCAATTTGCCCAGTATGAACTGTGTTATGGAAACAGATTCCATGTAAATAATAGTGGATATAATATTAAATCAACTGGTTTTAGAATTGCAAATGATTCCGATGTGGTTTATTTGACAGATATTCCCAATCTTGACGGAAGAACGGGAGTTTTATCAATTGTGAAACCACTCGATAGTCAAAATATAAAAGTTGTTGTAAAATCAGCAGGAACAGTTGATTATATGAAAGGTGAGATAAATCTTAATACAATAAAAATTGTTTCAACGGAACTCCAAAATAACATTATTGAAGTTCAGGCATTTCCAGAGTCAAATGATATAGTTGGACTTAAAGATTTGTATCTTAATTTTAACGTCTCTGCAAGTGCAATAAATATGGTGAAGGATGTTATTGCATCGGGAGATGAAATATCGGGAACGGTATTCAATAGAGATTTTTACACATCAAGTTATCTAAACGGAAATTTAATAAGAGAGTAATATGATAGAAACTGGATTTGAATCTAGAGTTAAGGTTCAACAACTTATCGATAGTCAGTTGCCCGAATTTGTTTTGGATGAAAATCCAAAATCGGTAGAATTTTTAAAGCAATATTATATTTCTCAAGAATATCAAGGTGGTCCAACTGATATTACAGATAATTTAGATCAATATCTAAAACTTGATAATTTAACACCTGAAGTAATAGTTGACACCACACGCACTACGTCAGGAATTACCTCTACGGACACTACAATCGCCGTAAACAGCACTAAAGGGTTTCCTAATGAATATGGTCTCTTTAAGATAAACAATGAAGTTATAACCTATACTGGCATAACTACAAATTCATTTACTGGTTGCCAACGTGGTTTTAGTGGCATCACTTCATATCATAGTGATTTGAATCAAGAAGAACTTGTATTTTTAGATTCTTCAAGAGAAGATCACTCAAAAGATGATGTAGTTCATAATTTAAGTTCTCTATTTTTAAAAGATTTTTATAAAAAATTAAAATTTACTTTTGCTCCGGGTTTAGAAGACGTTGATTTTGTCAAAGAATTAAATGCTGGAAACTTTATAAAAGAAGCAAAATCATTTTATCAGTCAAAAGGAACTGATGAATCATTTAGGATTTTGTTTAATGTTCTCTATGGTGCAACACCTAGAGTAGTTAATTTAGAAGAATATTTAATTAAACCATCTTCTTCAAATTATTTGAGAAGAGAAGTTGCTATTGCTGAAGTTATTAGTGGGGATCCATCAAAACTTGTTGGTCAAACGATAGTAAAATCTACTGATTCGGGAACAACTGCTGCGATATCAGAAATAGAACCATTTACAAGAGAAAATAAGCAATATTTTAAACTTTCTCTTTTTGTTGGATATGATGATTCTTCAACTATTGAAGGAACTTTTAATATAACTCCTAGTACAAAAAATATTGAAACTGTCGCTATTGGCGCATCAGTAATTACTGTTGATTCCACAATAGGTTTTGCACAAACTGGAATGGTTATATCTGGTATTAATAGTATCAGTTATACAGATAAAAGCATTAATCAATTTATTGGATGTACTGGAGTCGGTGCCACGATTTCTGCCGCAAGTAATGTAAGATCGGATGAAATTTATTTTGGATTTGAAAATGGAGACCCGGATAAAAAAGTTGAGATAAGATTGACCGGAGTGTTGTCAAAATTTGTCCAAATATCCGAAGAACTTAATGTTTCTGAAAATGATATTATTTCAGTAAAAAATATTGGAGATTTAATTGAGAATCCTACCACTGGAGAAAAAACAAATAAGGAAATTTTCGCCAACTCTTGGATTTACAATACTAGTTCAACTTTTGAAGTAGAAAGTTTTGGTAATAATTTAACATTAACCTTAAAAAGCGAAATTGATAAATCCAGTTTAAAAAAAGGTGATAGTGTTGAAATTATTCAAAAAGGTGGAAGTGATGATGGAAAAGTTGTATATCCAACATCATCTACTCCCACAACCGTAACTGACATCTCCTCAGACAACAAATCGATTAGTTTAAATAATTTTACATTTAATGCGGATAGTTCTGTAGATTATAGTTTGAGAAGAAAAATTAATAAAGTTAGTAGCGAATTTACTCCGATTGAATTTGGAAATGATGTAATTACCGGTGATGTGCAAAATGTTTATACTGATTTAGATGGAAAACATGCTTATGTTGCATCTAATTCTTTACCATCAAAAACACCGGGGATAACCACATCATTTACTTATGAAATAACTAAAAAAATTAACTCTGCTTCTATTGATTCTGAGACAAGTTTAGGTGATCGCAATAGTTCAAATAATTTTACAACTATAACTTTTGCAGATGATGCTCCATTCGTCACTGGAGATAGAGTTTTTTATAAACCAGATGGAGATCCTCTTGTTGGTTTAATTGAAGGATCTTACTTTGTAGAAATTTTACCAACCAATAAGAAAAAAATTAAGTTATACAATTCTAGAGTTTTTGTCGGAACAGAAAGTTACTTAACATTTTTAACTCCATCCTCTGGAATTGGAAAACATACTTTCACATTATTTGAACACAAATCTGGAGAAATTGCTCCACAAAAAATATTTAAAAAATTCCCCCTACCTCCCAATAACAAAAATGGAGTTAATGAATTAACTGAACCAGATAATTCAACTGGAATGTTGATTAATGGTGTAGAAATCATCAATTACAAATCTAATGATGTTGTATATTATGGTCCGTTAGAGTCGATAAGTGTTTTAAATGGTGGACGTGGATATGATGTAATCAATTTACCCAATCTAGTAGTTTCTGCTGGATTTGGATCCACGGCATTGTGTCGTCCAGTGATTCAAGGATCTATTGAAAGAATTGATGTTGATGTTTTAAATTTTGATATTGATTCTGTAGAGTCAGTAAAAATAACAGGTGGTAATGGTAGTGGTGCAAATCTTAACGCGATTGTTCAGAAAAGAGTTAGAGAAGTATTTTTTGACGCACAACTAACAGCAAATAATGGTGGAATTGATAATAATACAAATCAAATTACATTTTTAACTGATCATAATTTTATTAATGGTCAAGAGGTAGTGTATGATTCCAATGGAAATCAAGGAATAGGAGTTGGAATCGGAACTTCTTCTCTAGTTGATTCGGCAATTTATTATGCAAAGGTTGATAATAATACTACTATTCAATTATTTGAAAGTTTTGATGATTATTCTTCAAATACAAATGTTGTCGGACTGAGTACCCTTTACACGGCAGGTATTCATAAATTTAAAACTAATGATAAAACAAAAACCATATCTTCAATTGATGTCATCGATGGTGGAAGTGGATATACCAATAGAAAACTAATTGTTAAACCAAGTGGAATATCAACATCAAAAGATATAATTAACTTTATAGATCATGGATTTAATGATGGTGATGTAGTTTTGTATTCCTCTGACGGAACACCAATTACCGGATTGACAACATCAACAGGGATCACAACTACATCTGTTCAATATAAAATTATAAAAATTGATAATGATTCTTTCAGAGTTGCAGATATTGGAGTTGGAGGAACATCTCCATCAAATTATGAAAGAAAAAATCATTCCAAATTGGAATCAACTGGAGTTGGATATCAAAATTTTGCATTTCCGGATATTGAAATTTCATTAGAATTTACTTCCACTGGATTGGGGACAGATACACAAAATAGATCAGTTGTAGCGACTCCTGTGGTGAGAGGATCATTAATTGATGCATATGTTTATGAAACTGGAACTGGATATGGATCTAGCACGATTAATCTTGAGAGAAAACCACTAATTACCATACAAACTGGTAGAGACGCTCAATTAAAACCCATTATAATTAATGGATCTATTGATTCTGTAAATGTTCAATTTGGAGGATTTGAATATTTTTCAGCTCCAGAATTAGAGGTATTTGATAATAGTGAATCTGGATCTGGGGCAATATTGCGACCAGTAATATCATCTCAAGGTAAGATTACAGATGTTAAAGTTATTAACGCTGGAATAGGATACTCTGCTGCTTCAACTGGAATCAAAGTTTCGCCTAAGGGATTTGGAGCAACATTCGATACAACTATTAGAAAATTAAGAGTAAATAATATCCATAAGTATGGAAATGAAATACTCAAAGAAAGGAACGATAAACTGCAATACAACATATGTGGATATTATGATGATTTAAGATCCACTTTTAATGAAAGTCAATCCAAAGTATCTGGGATAATTGGGTGGGCTTATGATGGAAATCCAATATATGGTCCATTTGGAAATTCGGATTCGTTTAACACTAGTTCAGATCCAGCTCGTTTAACTTCCGGATATGTAGAAAATTCATCTAGTGTGATTGATAGACCTGCAGGATTTAGTGCTGGATTTTTCGTTGAAGATTATGAATATACTAATTCTGGAGATTTGGATGTCCATAATGGAAAATTTGTAAAAACAACAGATTATCCAAAAGGAGTCTATGCATATTTTGCCACTATTGACAGTAGTGGGGACCCACAATTCCCATATTTTATTGGAAATACTTTTAGATCTAACACTTTAAATGAAAATAAAACTTTAGATCAAAAATTTGATTTTAAAAATTCTCAATTATTAAGAAACACTTTCCCGTATAGAGTATCCGATCCGTTTGCTGACAACGATTTTCTAATTGAAACTAATGAAATTTCAAGACAAAAAGCAGTTATTGAATCTGTAACAGAAGGTCCTATTGAAAAAATTAATATCATTAATCCTGGCACAGGGTTCAAAGTAAATGATGTTTTAAATTTTGATAGTGATGGCACTGATGGAGATGGAATTATTGCAAGAGTATCATCAATATCAGGAAAAAGTATTGATGATATACAAACTTCTGTAGAAACTTATGAAAATTCTATTTTCACTTGGAATGGAGGAAATGAAATAAAAGTTTCAATATTACCTCAACATAATCTGAGAGATAAAGAATATGTTACTATCTCAGGATTTAGTAGTTCTTTATCTGAATTGAATAGAAATTTTCAGATTGGAATCTCATCTTTCTATTCAAATCTTTCTTCATTAATAAAAGGATCGGATGCATCTCCAGGAGCAGCCACCACAGAAATATACGTGTCTCAAATACCAGATTCAGTTTCTGTTGGTAGCAGTGTTGGAATTGGTTCAGAAACTTTGCAGGTATTAAATATATTCCCCAATTTGAATATTCTCAGAGTTAAGAGAGGTTTGGTGGGAACTTCTCATACTGCCACAACAAAAATCTCATATATTCCAGATTCATTTACAATAACCAAAAATGTAGATTATTTTGAATCTGCGGTCAATGATAAAATATATTTTAATCCAAAAGAATCTGTTGGCGTTGGAACTACTGTTGGAATATCCAGTTCTATGACATTTATATTTGGAGATTCCTCTGTTACTAGAGAAATTCCAACTAAGAGGATTTATATTGAAAATCATCCATTTGCAACAAATCAACCAGTCAATTTAACTGTTCCTACAGGTGGAGCAATATCGATTTCAACTTCACCAACTGGAACACCATTTAATTTGCCAATATCCGGAGTCACTACTACAGTATACATTGTAAGAAAAACAATTAACTCAGTTGGCATTAAGACAGGAATTGGACCCGAATTTGATGAAGTATTTTTCCGCAATAATGGAAGTGATAGTGATGAATATCTATTTGAAAGTATAAAAACACAAATTAAATCCAGAGTCCAAAGAATAAATTCTGTTGTATCTATTTCTACCGTAGGTCTTTCAACTGTTGCGCCGGGTGCCACGTACCATAAGTTGTTGACAGGCGATACAATAAAATTAAACCTTCAACCAAAACTTATTTCTGGAATTGGAACAGATGCTTCAGTAATTGTAAAAAGAGATACTATCTCCAATAATATTTTAATAAATCCACTTACAATTGATCCATCAGGAATTAATACTACCACAAATCAAATAACAATACTATCACATGAATTAAAAACTGGAGATAAGGTTAGTTATGCAGCATCATTACCTGCTTCGGGATTGTCCACAGGTTCTTACTATGCATATAGAGTTAATGAAAATGTCATTCAATTGGCAGAAACTCTTAGTGATGCAAAATTAGATCCTCCAACTATTGTAAGTATTGGAAACACTGGAGGAGGAGAGCAAACAATTTCTCCAATCAATCCAAGAATTGCAATAACGAAAGATAATAGTGCAATTTTTGATTTGTCGGACTCCACATTATCTGGATATGATTTTAAAATTTATTATGATAATGAATTTAATAACGAATTTGTTTCTACAGGATCTACTAGTGGAATAACTATCGCAGGAGTTGGAACTATTGGAGTTAGTGCCAACGCTTCATTAACTATTAATTACAACACAGATCTTACCAATATACTACCTACAAGATTATATTATAATTTAGAGAAATCAGGTTACATTAGCACAGCAGACACTGAAGTTGAAAATTATTCTGAGATACTTTATATTGATAGTTCTTATAATTCTTCATATAAAATTTCTGGAGTAGGAGCAACTACATTTAATATTGCTCTTAATGAGGTTCCTGAAAGATTGTTCTATAAATCGAGTGAGTGTTCTTCTTTAGAATATACTACAGAATCATTAAGTGTAGAAGGTCCTATTAATAAAATCAACATTGTCTCTGGGGGATCTGGATATAAGAAGTTGCCGAATTTTGTTGGATCTTCAAATACGACAGCAAAAGATGCATCTTTAATTGCCAAATCTGGTTCAGTTGGGAATGCAAAGAGAGTTAGAATAATAAATCAAGGATTTGAATATTCTTCTGATAGAACACTGCAACCAAACGCAAACGTACCAGTTTTAGTTTCTACTAAAGATTCAAACACTATAGGAATTGTTACTGTTATTAGTGGTGGAAGAAATTACATAACTCCACCAAAACTCGTAGTTGTTAATACATCCTCAAAACAAAAAATTGATAATGGTATTATAGAAGCAAATCTTACCGGAAACTCTATAACTGAAGTTAAAATTATTCAAGAACCAAAGGGTCTTCCATCTGAGTCAGTAGGAATTTTTGCTGAGGAAAATACTAATGGAATCAGTATTCAAAAAATTTCCCAACAATCTGATACTAAGTTTATATGCAAATTGACTACACCAGTTCTTGGATTCTCCACAAGCGCGTTTAGCGTTGGGGAAGAAGTTTTTATTGAAGGGATTCAAAAAGTTGGTGCCGCAGGTTCAGGTTTTAATTCTGCAGACTATGGATATCAGTTTTTTGTCGTTGAGGAATATAAAAACTCATCTTTTATTGGAACCGTTACTCAAGATGAAGTAACAATCAATTTAAGTAGTTTAACAACTAATACAGGCACAGCAAAAACTGTTCAAGATTCTCTTGGGACGATTATAAAAAAATCTGATTATCCAACATTTGCTGTTAGTCAAAAAGAATCTAAATTCTCCATAGGAGAAAAATTAAATCTTAATGAATCTGTTGCAGATTTGCGAATAACTGGTATTGACGGCGATAATATAAAAATAACGGGTGATGTTTTTGGATTATCTCCAAATGATGTTCTTACGGGACAAACAAGTGGAAATATTGCTTCCATAGAAAATATTGTCAGAAATGAAGGAAGATTTGAAGTTGATTTCTCTAGTAAGAAAAATATTGGATGGGATGACAACATTGGAAAATTAAGTCTTGATGATCAAGTGATTCCTGATAATGATTATTATCAAAATCTTTCTTATACAATCAAAAGTCCTATTGAATGGAGAGAATTAAGGACTCCAGTCAATAGTCTTGTCCATACTAGTGGTCTTAAAAATTTTGCTGATGTTGGGATAGTATCAACTGCAAACATTGGAGTTGGTAATTCGGATAATTTAGTTATTGCTCGTGATTTAATTGAAGAACTTAGAGTAGATACAATTAATAATTTTGACAATGTGTTAGATATTGATGTTGTAGGATCTCAATCTAAATTTCTAAAATTAAAATCAAAAAAATTAACAGACTTTACTCTTTCCAAGAGTAACGTTGTATTAAAGATTGATGATATTTCCGGCCTATTTTCAAATGATGATAATGTCACTAATAATGAATTTGTTGATATTTTCAAATTTGTTGCTTCTGATTCTTATGATGATGTTTTAGTTAGAATAACTAATTCAGAAAATAGTGAAGTTCAATTAACAGAATTGACTATTATTAGCAATAATAGTGGAGATAATTTCTTATTGGAAAAAGGGGAAATTGCTAATATTGGATCATCTCCAACTTCAGTAATAGATGAAAATTACGGAACTTTTTCCGTCACCGATAGCAATTTCCTTAGATTTACTCCTAAAGATGCTAGTGATACTGATTATGATATTAAATATCTTAAAAATACTTTTGGTTCCTCTACATCTGGTGTAGGAACAACTTCAATTGGATTTATTGATCTAACTAATGTTGCTGGAGTTGTAACTTCCGGAGGTTCCGGTATAACAAGTTCTATTATTGGAGTTGCAACGGATAAATTTACATCACTGCATGTCAATACACAAATTATTCAATCTAATACTGATGAATTAAATTTTGTTGAGTTGTACATAACTCATGACGGAGAAAATACATTTCTTGCAGAATCATTTTTTGATACTGATGAAAATAGTTCTTCTTTCAATTTTATTGGATCTTTTGGTGCAAATATCAGTTCTGGTGTTCTCAATTTAAATTATACAAATGATACTGCAAATGATGTTCAGTTGAAATCAAGAATTATCGGATTTGGAACAACATCAGTAGGCACAGGAATTCACAGATTTATAACACCATCTCAACCAGAGGGTGCGGAAAGAAGTGCAGTAATTAGATCTGCGTATGAAACTACAGTTTCTGCTGCCGCGACGACAGTTATCAGTTTTGATAGGAATTTGTTTAATTCTGTTAAATCAGTGGTCGAAGTAAGTATGGGTTCGACAAAGGCAGTTCATAACGTATTGGCTTTACAGGATAATTCTTTTGACACATATGTTCAACAATCATCTTTCCTTTCTGCTGGAGGAATAGGTGTAACCGATGGAAGAAGTGGTATGGGAACATTTGGTGTAGAATACTCTGGAGAAAACTTTATATTGAAGTTCTATCCTGATGCAGCAATGACATCAAATCTGCAGGTTTCATCTCTCAATGAAATTCTATACACAGAAATAGACGTATTTAATACTGCCCCAGAACTTCAATATGGGGATAATATTCAATCACTTGAAATTAAACTTTATAATGCAAAAAATGGTAGTAGAATTAATAAAACTGATTTTGTTGCAAAAAATGAAGGCACTCCAATTTTTGCAAAATCTTTTAATCCAAAAAATTCCACTCAATTAGATCTTTCTACCGGAACATTCACTATACAGAATCACTTCTTTAGAACCGGTGAAGAGTTGTCATATACTCCAAAATCAACTTTTGTTGGAGTTGGATCAACTGCAATGACGTATGGCAGTGGCACCCCATTACCATCAATCGTATATGCTATTAGAGATAATGATGACGAATTCAAACTTGCCACAACTAGAGCAAATGCAGAAGCAGGTGTAAATGTATCTTTTGGATCCTCTGGTGAAGGAAATGCTCATGAATTGGCAATGTTATTGGGTAATGAAAAAACCATAATAACACTGGATGGAATTGGTCAATATCCGCTTAAATTTACTCCAATTGCACATACATTATCAGGAAATGCCGGTGGACAAATTGGAACAGCATCTACGATATTTGCTTTAAGTGGAATTTCCACAATAATTCCGACAGATCTTCTAAAAATTAATAATGAATTTATGAAGATTCAAAACATAGGTTTTGGAACTACTGCAGTTGGACCAATAACAGGAATTGGTCAATCAACTCTTGTTCAAGTTGAAAGAGGTGCAGTTGGATCTATATCAACATCTCATGCAGATGGAAGCGAAGTTAGAATTTTTAAAGGTTCTTATAATATTGTTGGTTCCAAAATACACTTTGTAAATCCTCCTAGAGGATCTTCTTCAATCGAAAGAGATGATAGAAACTTAGAACCAGAAACTTCTGATTTTACTGGAAGAGTATTTTTAAGAAATAACTATGACACCAATCAAATATATGATGATATTTCTGATCAATTTACTGGAATTGGAGCAACATTTACGCTAACTGTTGGTGGTGCAAATACCACAGGAATTGGAAGCACCGGGGGAAATGGAGTTCTGTTTATCAATGGAATTTTCCAAACACCTTCAACTTCTAATAATCCATTCAACAATTTTAAATTTGATGATGAAAGCACTGCAGGAATAACAAGCGTCATCTTTAGCGGAATAACCTCTGCAGACGGATCTCGCCAAATATCAGATATTGATGTTAATCAAAATCAACTTCCAAGAGGAGGAGTAATTGTTTCTCTAGGTTCTTCTGGTGGATTGGGATATGCACCTTTAGTTGGTGCTGCAGTGAGTGCTATAGTTGGTGCTGGTGGTTCCATAGCAGGATTTACTACAGCATTAACCGGAGGAACTTTTGGATCTGGATATAACGGATTAGTATCTATTGGAGTCAGCGTTCATGAGGATGGGCACACCGGTGCTGCTGCAGTGGTGTCAGCAACTGCTTTAGTTGGAGCTGGCGGAAGTTTATCCCTTACTGTAGTTGGAAATGGAGGATCTGGATATTCTAATCCTCAAATTATGGTTTCGGAACCAACTTATGAAGGTCTCGAAATAGAGGGAGTCTCAAGGTTGGGACTTGGAAACACTACATTAAGTGGCACAGGATTATTACTCGATATTGGAGTTGGTGCTGCAACCACTACAGGAATAGGGTCGGATACTTTTGAAGTTAATAGTTTTAGTATTGCAAGAAACGGATATGGATTTAGGGAAGGTGATGTTATTAGACCAGTTGGTTTAGTTACACACAGCACTCTATCTTCAACAACCTCCGAATTGTTATTAACAGTTGAACGAGTATTTGATGATTCCTTTGCTTGTTGGCAATTTGGAGAATTTGATTTTATTGACTCAATTGCAAATTTCCAAGATGGAATAAGAACTAGATTCCCACTGTTCTATAATGAGGAACTCATAAGTTTCGAAAAACAGGAAGGAAGTAGAGTAAATCTTTCTAATGCATTATTAATAGTCATTAATGGAATTATTCAAGATCCTGGAGTAGCATACTTATTTGAAGGTGGAACATCATTTAGTTTTACTGATCCTCCTCAAATTGAAGATAGAGTTGATATTTTCTTCTATAGAGGTACTAGAAACGATGATGATCAATTAGTTACAAGTATAAATCAAACGATTAAACGAGGTGATAGTGTAAGAGTTTATAAAAATAATGCAATTGATGGAACTATAACTCAAAATAGCAGAACTGTGTTTGATTTATCATTCTCTGATAAATTTGAAACAAATCTGTATAGCGGAGTTGGAATAGACCAAAACAATTTCAAACCAATGTCTTGGACAAAACAAAAAGTTGACACCGTTATTAACGGTGAAATTGTTCAAAAAGATAGAGATTCTATTGAAGCACTAGTTTTTCCAACAGCAAAGATTATTAATACTATTGAAACTACTGATAGTGAAATATTTGTCGAAGATGCTGATTTATTTGATTACAATTCGGAAACAGAATTGTCTGGTTTAATTGTATCTGGTTCTGCAGATCCAATATCGGCTGCTGCAACAGCAGTGGTTTCTACTGCTGGAACAATTTCATCATATATTGTCTCTGGCGGTAGTGGGTATACTGCAGTGCCCACAGTCTCTGTTCTTGCTCCTCCAGAAATTGGAGTAGGAGTAGGAACCACTGCTACTGCAACTGCTACCATATCCAATGGGGCCGTAACTGCAATTACGGTCAATAACCCAGGATTAGGATATACAATTGCTCCAAATGTAATTATTTCTCTTCCTAATCCCACTGTCGAAACAGTATCTAGTATTGATGTGATTCAAGGATTCTCTGGAATTGTCACTGGAATTAGCACCGTCAATGCTCAAGGAATTGGAACTTTAGCAATTCAATTTAACTTGCATAGATTTGATGCAACAAATTACACTGATTTAAATATTGGATATCCAATTTATATTTTTGACACTCAAGTTGGAAATGGTGTAACCTCAGTTGCAAATAATGATTTATCCATAGTTGGTGTGGGCACAACATTTGTTGATAATATATACTTTATTCAGGAACTTTCTTCTGTTGGTGCTGCGGGTTCAATTGTTTGTTATGTGGATTCTGGAACATCAATAGTTGGTGTTGCAACTACATCAAACTCTAACAATCCTGTGGGTAAATTCTCTTGGGGTAGACTTGCGGGAATTTCTAGAGCAACTTCTCCAGTTTCTATAGCAGTTACTGGAAATGTGGTTGATGTCGGACTGACAACCTTCCCAACTATTCAAAGAAGAGGTGTTGGTCTGAGAGATAGTGGTGCTCTTCCTAAAAGGTTATAATAAAATCCTCCAACCCTTATAAATATCTAAAAAACTATTAATATGGCTGCGGTAGTAACAGATCAATTTAGAATATCCAATGCAAATAATTTTGTAGACTCGGTGTCCAATACGAGTAACTCTTATTATGTTTTTCTGGGATTACCAAATCCTTCCAATCCAGTTTCTGGTTTTGGTAGAACTACTTCGGACAACGAATGGAGTACTAATACTCCAGTTCCCATAGATAATTTACAATTTAACTCCCATTTTAGGGACACTGCTCTATTTGGAAAAAAAGTAACAACTTCCAATGTTAGAAGATTAATAAGAAAAGTTTCTTGGTCTAGTAATACACGTTATGATATGTATAGGCATGACTATAGTATCATAAATCCTGCTCCAAACTCAAATTTAAGTAGATTATATGATTCAAATTATTATGTAATAAATAGCGATTTTAGAGTTTATATTTGTATTGATAATGGTTCATCAGGAACAAATTTAACTGGAAATGTATCTAAGGATGAACCAACTTTTACAGACCTAGAACCAACGGCAGCTGGAACTAGTGGAGATGGATATGTTTGGAAATATCTATTTTCAGTCGCTCCGAGTGACATTATAAAATTTGATTCAACTGAATATGTTGTTGTTCCAAATGATTGGGCGACTTCAACTGACAGTCAAATTTTAAGTGTTAGAGAAGCTGGAGATTCTGACATAAATTTGAATCAAATTAAAAAGGTATATATTGCTAATGGTGGATCTAATTATAGTTCGGGAGTAGTAAATATTAATGGGGATGGAACTGGTGCTAAAGTATCAATTGAAGTGGATTCTGCAGGAACAATAACTTCTGCTGTTATGACTGCTGGTGGAAGTGGATATACTTATGGTATTGTTGATCTTGGTTCACTTCAACCATCAGGAACTTTGTCAGACCCAGCAAAATTAATTCCCATTATTCCACCATCTAAAGGTCATGGGTATGACATTTATACTGAATTAGGAACTGATAAGGTATTGGTTTATGCTAGATTTGATGACTCCACAAGAGATTTTCCAGTTGATACGAGATTTACTCAAGTAGGCATTATAAAAAATCCACAACAATTTTCGTCCACGGCAATTTATACTGCCAGTGATTATTCATCTTTATTCTCATTGAAACTCAATTCAGTCACCTCCACTCCGGTTGTTGGTGCTGCAATTTCACAATCGGTTTCTGGAGGTGCTGCCAAGGGATATGTTGCATCATATGATTCTGAAACTAGAGTTTTAAAATATTTTCAAGATAGATCTTTATATTTTGGAAATTCTAAAGATGAAACTGATAGCAGTGATGTTAGTTCCTCAAGTAAGTTGCTTTCTTTTGAATCATCATCAGCGAATATTTCTCCATTTACTGGATCTATTGATACAGGATTCTCTGGAATTAAAACCACAGTAAACACCAAAGAAATTGATTTGGGAGTAACTTTTACAGATGGACTTGCAAATCCAGAGATAAATAAAAAGACAGGGGAAATTATTTACATTGATAATAGACCTCTCATACAGAGAGACTCTCGCCAAAAAGAAGACGTTAAAATCATTCTGGAATTCTAAAGAAAATGTCACAAAAAACAAATTTAAATATTAATCCATATTATGATGATTATAATTCTGAAAAGAATTTTTATAAAGTTTTATTTAAACCAGGATTTCCAGTTCAAGCGAGAGAACTGACAACGTTACAGTCCCTCTTACAGGGGCAGGTAGAGTCTTTTGGTAGTCATATTTTTAAGGAAGGATCTGTAGTAGTTCCTGGAAATATTTCTTATGATAGTCAATTCTACTCTGTAAAATTAAACGCAACCAGTTCAGGAATAGATGTTGCATTATATATTGAGAACTTCGTAAATAAAAAAATAGTAGGATCTGCATCAGGAACTACTGCCAAAATTCAACGTGTTGAATTTGCTGATGACAATAATTTTGAATTTTTAACTATCTACGTCAAATATCTAGATTCTGATAATGATTTTGAATTTACACCATTTGAAGATGGAGAATCTTTATCTTGTGTAGACAACGTAACCTATGGTAATACTACGATTACTGCAGGTACAGAATTTGCATCTTTGATTGCGTCTGATGCAACTGCTATTGGTTCTGCAGCTTCTATTGGGAAGGGAATTTATTTTATTAGAGGTTATTTTGTTAATGTTTCAAAACAAACTATACTTTTAGATAATTATACTAATACTCCATCATATAGAGTTGGTTTAAAAATTGATGAGTTAATTGTTGGGTCCAAAGACGATGAGTCTTTATTTGACAATGCAAAGGGATTTACAAATTTTGCTGCACCTGGTGCTGATAGATTTAAAATAAATTTAACTCTTACTAAAAAATTAATATCTGATACTAATGACACCGACTTTGTTGAACTTTTAAGACTGAAAAATGGTAAAATTCAAAAAATTACCACAAAAACGCAATATAATCAAATTCGCGATTATATGGCAGAAAGAACGTATGATGAGTCTGGTGATTACGCTGTAGAACCATTTGATCCATCAGTTCATAACTCATTAAATAATAGACTGGGCAATAATGGTCTTTTCTTCTCTAATGAATTAACAGAGCAAAGAAATGTGCCATCTGAAGATTTGATGTGCTTTAAAATATCACCCGGAAAAGCGTATGTGAGAGGATATGATGTAGAAAAAGTTTCGACCACAATAATTGATGTAGAAAAACCAAGAGATACTCAAAAAGAATCTAATGTAACTATTCCATTTGAAATGGGTAATTTACTCAGAGTAAATAATGTTACTGGTGTTCCACAAAATAAAGCAACAATTCAATTACTGAATAGAAAAAAAGGTGATACTGAGTCGGTGATAGGAGACGCAAGAGTATATACATTTAATCTTACTGATGCCGCATATTCTGGAGCAGCAACAAAGTATGATTTGAGATTATATGATGTTCAAACATATACCAAAATAACTTTAAATAAGGATGTAGATGCCACTGACATGCCTGATGGATCATACATTAAAGGCAAGAGTAGTGGTGCTAGTGGATATCTTGTTGATGCTGGTGGCGGAACAGAATTCATCAACTTGAGAGGGACATCTGGTTCTTTTGCCAAGGGTGAACAAATAACTGTCAATGGAGTTGATTTTTCAAGAACAATTGTTAATTTTGTAGAATATGGAACTCAAAATATTAAATCAGTAAGACAAGCAGCAGGTGGTGGTTTTCCGCAGTTTACAGCAGACTCAGTTCTTGAAAAATTTAGAATGCCTAATGGCATAGATCAAATATCAATTCCATTACTTGGAAACTCAGGTACTAGTGGCGTTGCAACAGTAACTGCTACAGGAAAAGTTTTTAGTGGAATAAGAACTGATACGATAATTTCATATCAAAGACCAGGATTTAGCACAGAAACATTTAACAGAGTTTCATCAGTTGCTGCAGATGGACTATCAATAGAATTAAGTCCAATTAACGCTGGTGCTGCTGTCACTAATGTATATGATGGGAAATTAGCTACAGGATCTGGAAATTTATTGGTCACACCATTCCCTCGTGGACCAATTATCGATGCAGAAAACGGATATTTATTTGCACAACTGCCCGACATTAATATTTCTTCTGTAGATTTACTTAATTCAACATTTACAGTTGTTGAACAAATCACGGAGGGGGAAACTAGTGGTGCAGGAGAACTAACTTTCAACCTTTCAAGTATTTCTGGAATTACTAGCGCATCGTTTGCAACTTTTGATCAGGAAAGATATGGAGTTCATTATTCAACTGGTATAGCAGGAACAATTACAGATGATACTTTTGATCTTACGAATAATATTGTAACTATTAGAGGTTTAAGGCCAAGTCAAAGTAATGTTGTCGTAAATACAACTCTTACAAAATTTGGTGTTCAAAGTAAAATTAAAAAATACAATAGAAGTCAAACTTTAAATATAACAAGATCAAAATATTCGGATTCTGGGGTTGGAATTAACACTTCTAATAATGATGGACTTAATTTTAACACTCAATATGGATTGAGAGTTCAAGATGAAGAAATTTCTTTGAATTATCCAGACGTTGCAAAGGTTATAGCAATCTATGAATCTTTGGGAACAGGAAATCCCACTTTAGATAGATTTCAATTTACTTCAACTGCAAGTGTTCAAACAAATGCAATAATTGGAGAAAATGTAGTAGGGAATTCTAGCAATGCAATTGCAAGAGTTGTTTCATCACCTTCAGCAAATAATTTAGAATTAGTATATTTGACTAATGATGTTTTTAGTGTTGGGGAAACAGTAACTTTCCAAGAATCAAATATAGTTACGGAAGTAGAATCCATTACATTGGGAAGTTATAAAGATGTAACTCAATTATTCAAGTTGGATAAGGGGCAGAAGGACGAATACTATGATTATTCTAGAATTGTTAGAAATAAAAATGTTTCTGAACCAACTCGTAGATTGTTAGTTGTTTTTGATTATTATTCTGTTCCATCTGATGATAATGGAGATGCATTTACTGTATTAAGTTATGATGAAGAGAGATTTGCACAGGACATACCAAATATTGGTCGTTATAAAATAAGAGCATCAGATACACTTGATTTCCGTCCAAGAGTATCTGTATTTGATCCGACCACTGCAACAGTTTCTCCATTCGATTTTTCTTCTAGAAGTTTCGATTCTGTTCCAAAACTTTTAATGGCACCTGGAGAAGGATCCATTATAGGATACGAATATTATCTCCCCAGAATTGATAAATTATATCTTGATAAGTATGGAAGTTTTATTGTCGAAAAGGGAATATCTGCAAAATATCCCAAAGCACCCACTAAAAATGATGCATTATTGGAAATTGCTACCATTAATCTTCCACCTTTCTTATATACTCCACAAAACGCATCTATAACTCTAATTGATAATAGAAGATTTACCATGAGAGACATTGGTAATATTGAAGATAGAGTTGAAAATTTGGAAAGAGTAACTTCACTATCATTATTAGAGTTAAACACTCAAACGTTGCAAATTAGAGATGCAGACGGAAGAAATAGATTTAAGAGTGGATTTTTTGTTGATGATTTCAAAAATTATTCACTAATTGATAGACCATTATCATCAATACAAATCAATCCAACAGCAGAAGAATTAATACCAATTATTAGCAGAAATTCACTTAAATCACAGATTGCACTGACGGAAAATATTATCCCTCAGAGTTTAGATTTTACTGATAATGCTGATTTATTGGATCCCAATATTCAAAAGACAGGAGATTCCATAACTCTAGCATATGATGAGATAGATTGGATCGAACAACCAATAGCAACTACAACAGAAAATGTTAATCCATTTAACGTTGTTGTATATACTGGAAATATTGAATTAAATCCAGCAGTTGACACTTGGGTTAGAACCATCCAACTTCCGGATAGAAGTATTAGAACTTCTACTAATAGATCTAGAACTCTTACACAAAATCTAACTAGTTCGATAAATTTAAATCTTGGCACGGCACAAATTCAAGGTCAAACTACTAATGTAAGAGTAGGTAGACAAGATGGTGGAGTTTTAACAAGAACTTCCACAAGAACTACCACAAGAAATAGAAATCTCAGTGCGAGTAGTTCAAGTTTCGATTCTAGTACAACTGTTGATACTATTAGTTTTGACGATATTAGTATTAGGAATGAACATATTTCATCTTCGGATGAAACATTCATGAGATCTAGAAATACCGAATTTTTAATATCTAATCTCAAACCATCTACAAGATTCTATCAATTCTTAGATGGAAATAGTAGTGTTGATTTTATTCCCAAATTAATTGAAATTTCCAATAGTCAATCTTTGGCAAATTACGGCACTGCTAATGGTTCTTTCCAAGTTGGAGAGACAGTCGTAGGAACTTTAGGTTCAGCTTCAATTAATTTTAGAGTTGCTACTCCAAATCACAAATTTGGAATATTTAATGATCCATCATCAATATACAATGTAAATCCTTACATAATTTCCGAATCAATACCATCTTCTTACAGTCAATCATCTAAAGTTCTTAATGTTGACACTGCTTCATTATCTGAAGAGGCACAAGGATTATATTCTGGATATCTTGTTAAGGGAATGAAATTGGTTGGGCAAACTAGTGGTGCAATTGCTTATGTTAAAGATTTAAGATTAATATCGGATAATTATGGAGATTTAAATGGTTCTTTCTTCATAAGAAATCCAAATGCATCTCCAGTTCCCCCAGTTAGACTTCAAACTGGAACAAAAACATTTAAGATTACTTCCAGTGCTACAAATGATCCAGGTCTTCCTGGAAGCAACACAGTTTCTTTTGCAGAAGCAAATTATAGTTCTACAGGTTCTTTAGAGCAGTGGCAAAATGAAGTTACTACTCGCACCGACAACCTTACAACTACATCTACAATAAATCTCAGAACTCAAGCATCTGCATCTCTGACAATTTCACAAGTTGATACAGAAGTTAGAGAAGAATATGGCGATCCATTAGCTCAAACGTTTGTTGTTGGGGGGAATGTAGAGGCACCTTCAGACATTGACACCAGTGATGACATTAATGGTGCTTTCTTAACCGCTGTTGATTTATTCTTTGCAAAAATAGATGAAGGAAATGCTCCAGTAAAAGTTCAAATTAGAACAACTGAGTTAGGTTTCCCAACAAGAACAATTTTAGGAAAAACTGTCACTATAAGACCAACAACCGTTGATTCTAATGGCAATATCGTAAAGAATATTGAAGTATCAGACACTGGAGATGTCGCAACAAAAATTACTTTCCCAGAACCTATTTTCTTACCGCCAGGTAAAGAATATGCAGTGGTAATTTTAGCAGAAACTAGTGATGAATATGAAGTTTGGACTGCCACTATGGGAGAAACTTCTGTAGCATCGGATAATCTTCCTCCAAATTCAAATGCACAAAGTGCTGTCTATTCTAGACAATTTGCCCTTGGAAGTTTGTTCAAATCTCAGAATGGATCTATCTGGACTCCAAATCAATATCAAGATCTTAAATTTAAACTTTATAAGGCAGAATTTACTTCAGATACTGGAACAGCATTTTTCTACAATCCTGTATTGGATAAGAGTAATGATTATGTTTCCAAATTGTCTATTGATCCGTTAAGAACTTTACCAAAAACTGGAACAATTGGTATTACCACTGTTAGTGGATCTTCTGCTAACATTGGAATATTAACTACAGGAAGAAAACTTGCAGGTGCTAATAATACTAACGGATCTGCAATCGTTGTTGGTAGAGGAAGTTCTGTTACATCCCAAAGCGTAACTGAGGGTGGAACTGGGTATGTTGTAGATAGTTCGGTGGAAACCTTTAATGTTGTTGGTTCCGGTTCTGGATTAAAATTGAATATTAGCAGTATTAATGCCAATACTGGAGCAATTACGGGTATTGCTGCAGCAGCTGCAGCAGCAGATCGTGGCAATGGATATAAAGTCGGTGACGTAGTTGGTGTTGTAACTTCAACCGTTTCTAAACAAACTGGTAAGGATGCAAGAATTACTATTACTGGAATCTCAACAGATGTTGATACACTTTATGTTTCCAATGTTCAAGGAGAGTTTGGTTCTAATGGTTCTGGAAAAGCATTCGCTGTGGGTGCAGGAATAAGTTACTTTGCTGATGATGGGACGTTAACGTCAATAGCAACTAATGATATAAGAACTGCCACTGGAACAGGTGGAGTGTATTCAGGAAACTACCTGAGAGTTGATCACTTTAATCATGGAATGTATTCCAACACAAATAGAGTGATATTGAGTGACGTTCAATCCAATATTGAACCAACAACTTTATCTGCAGCATTATCAGTTAGTGAGGTCAGTAGTGTCAGTGTAGCAAATACAAGCAACTTCACTACATTTGAAGGTGTGGAAGTAAGCGCATCAAATCCAGGATATATTAAAATAAATAATGAAATCATTACTTATAACGGTGTTGGTTCTGGATCACTCACAATTGCTAGTGATGGAAGAGCAACAGATTCTTCTGTTATAGAATTGCATGATATTAATAGTATTGTTTATAAGTATGAACTTAGTGGAGTCTCTTTAAGGAGAATAAATAAAACTCACACTATTGCAGAACCAATAGGAATTGATGATTATTATATCATTGTTGATCGATCTGCGAATGGAGTTGATAGAAGTGTCGATGGCACTCCTTCAGGAATGCCTCAACTTAATTTCTCCAGTGAGGCATCTACGGGTAGTAACAATTGTAGAGCAACAGAAAATATTATGTTTGACTCTATAATTCCAACTTATAATATTATTACTCCAGGATCTTCTACTTCTATTAATGGCACAATAAGAACTATTAGTGGAACCAGTGTTGATGGAACTGAAGCTTCATTTAATGATGAAGGATTTGAACCTGTTGGAATAAATGTATTAAATACTTTAAATTCTCCAAGAATAGTTTGTTCCAAAGTAAATGAGGATCAGTTCTTATCAAATCTTCCAAGGGGCAAATCTTTCACAACAGGAATAACTCTAAATTCTAGTGATTCCAATTTATCCCCACAAATAAATCTAGACACTGCATTTACAGAATTTAGATCTAGTCGTTTTAATAAACCAATTACTGATTATGCCTCTGATGGTAGAGTTAAATCAATTTTCAATGACCCACATTCTGCTGTATATGTTTCAAATACTATATTCTTAGCAAATCCTGCCACATCACTCAAAGTAATTTTGAGTGCATATAGAGATCAATCTGCTGATTTTAGAGTTCTTTATAATTTAATAAGATCGGATTCTGGACAAGTTGATCAAACATTTGAATTATTCCCTGGATATGATAATGTAACTTATACCGATGATGATGGATTTAGTGTTGTAGATGCATCTAAAAATAGTGGGTTGCCAGATAAATTTGTTCCAGCAAGTTTAGATAATGAATTTTTAGAGTATGAATTTACTGCAAATGAATTGCCGTTATTTACGGGGTATACAATTAAAATTGTAATGTCTGGCACCAATCAGGCATATCCCCCAAGAATTAGCGAACTGAGGACTATAGCAGTAAGATGATTAAAGTCAAAGGATATCAAAATTTATATCGTGATGAAAACAGTGGTGCCATAATTAACACAGATTCTATGGCATACAATCAATATGTAAATTCACTAGAACAGAGAGATCTTCAAAAAAAGGAGATCTCTGATATAAAAAATGACATTGATGAGATAAAATCTCTACTCAGAAATTTATTGATGAATTCTGAGAATATAAATATCTAAAGATAAGACAGCATAATTTTTGAATAATGGCAGTATTTGTATCCAACATAACAATTGAGCAAGGGTTCGACTTTGATACGTCTTTTCAATTGGAAGATACTAGAACAAACACTCCATTGGTTTTGACCGGTGCTGAAACGGAAGGCATGTTGAGAAAAAGTTATACAAGTGCAAATGCCGTCTCCTTTGCTTCTACTGTAACTGATGATGTGCAAGGTATTATTTCAATATCTTTGACATCTACTCAAACAGCAACATTGAAACCTGGAAGATACGTATATGATGTAAAACTGACCAGTGCCGGAAAAGAGTTCAAAGCAGTTGAAGGATCAGCATTAGTACGAGCCGGAGTAACTAGGTAATGCCAAGCATAAACGATAGAATTGGTTCTCAAAACGTAATTCGCGTTTTATCCAATGCCTCCGCCCCACCATCAAGACTACTTAATCTAACTGATGTTGAATCAACATCTCAGG